CTACATTAGTTAAGTAAACTTTTATAAAACATTTAAAAAATGGTTCATATTGCGTTTTTTCTGATATTATTTCCAGTGATCCAACGATTTTCTTTTTATATGGTAATTTTGCAATCGTAATTGTTAATATCAAAGTGCACAATGACAATATTACATTTAAAAAACCCACATTTCCATCACACCACTGAATAAATTTATTAACCAAACTTAAAATGTCCATGCCATCCTCCTACTATATATTTTATTATACTCTAAAACGCCCTATATTTCTACAGGACGTTTCACAAAATATATGGGGTTAGGATTTTCTCCTTAATGGAGAAATCGGAACAGATGGATTCGAACCACCGCTATGCTGATCTATGAGTCAGCTGTTCTACCACTGAACTATATTCCGAAACTGCTGCCAGGGTGTAGGCTGGCCCTGGCAGCTTGTTGCAAGAAGGAGCCTCGTCGTCTCTGCGCCTTTGGCTTCTATTGTATTGTATAACGATATTTCCGATATAAACGATATTTTTACTTGATCTCACATTTTTTCAAATATGTATCCCTGATATAAAGTCTCGGATAATCCGGACTTTGTGAATATCCTGTCTTTTCTGCTATCTTCTCCCAGGTCAATCCCTGCTGGTAAAACGCTTTGAACACATATCTGGTCTGGCCATCTTCAATGTTCTGAATCCAGTCATCTACTGCTGCCACCTGCTCATTTTTATGTTCATAGGTTCTCTTTCTTCTGTCATATCGCTCCTGATCAAACCCAACTACGCTCTGAGGCCGTGCAAAACCTGTACTGTAATTAAATATCGTACTGTTTCCAAGACCGGCCTCCCCATTCATCATTTCATCCAGTTCCAAACCAAGGACCGGTATTTCCCTCTTTAATTTTCTGTAATTATCCAAGAGCTTCCTGGTGATCTTAATCTCGCCCACTGGCATCCTCCCCTTTCACAAACTCTTCAAACCTGCTCAACTTGATATCCTCCGGAATGATCCGATACTTCTTGTCTACAAGTGCAAAGTTTGCTGCTGCCTGGCAGACATTATCTCTTGCAATCCCAAGCTTCTCTGTCACCTGTTTGGCTGTTAATAAGTCCTCAAAGACTGCTTTCCCGTTCTGGTCCATTACTTTGTACAGGTTTACTCTTCTTTTCATTAATTTCCCCTATCTCTACCGGATCCAGATAGTTCCGGCCGAATATCTCCATGAACTCCTTGTGACTGTGCCGCTTTTCATACTCTCTCTGTGCTGTCCGCTGTAACTCATGGCGAATCCGGGCATTGTTGTGCACGGCTTCTGGACCATAGATGTGATGAGCATGGCACAGGTATACTTTCAGGCCATATTCTTCTGAGTTCTTCCGGTTTGGTCCTCCGAATACGTGATGCTCATCCAGGATCCTGTGTTCATTCCAGTTGTCATGTAGCATCACGCAGAGATAACAGGTCCTGCTGTTTTTATCGTGCAGGATGCTGGCCGGATGGCGCATTCTCTTTTTCTTTGGTTTTGTCTTTGGGAATAACATTTCTGCCCCTTTCCGGGGAGGTCAGGGCCTCCCCTTATGTATTTGTGATATATTTGGATTTTCAAAAACACCCTTTACTCAATCCATGGACGTCCTTTTTTGTCCACTTTTCCACACAGCCATTCTTCCCAGAAGCTAATCTCTCGTAACCTGGAGAATGGTATGCTTCCAAAGGTCCGCATTGCTGCTGCAACGTAATCCGCCCATCCGTATAATGTGAGCGTTTCAAGATATTCTTTCCGGGTTATTGCTTTTTCCGGAATAGCTTCCGGAATAGTTTCATTGTTTTCCGGTACAGAATCTTCTTGTTTCTTCTTCGAGATATCTGGTCCTTGCACCGGTTCCGGCATATATTCCGGATGCTGATCGATACTGTCCTGTCCGGGGATCTGTTCTTCCTGTTGCGCCGGCGCAATCTCTGGTTTTTCAATCACCTTCTCGGCTGAAATATCCTCCTGTACCTTTCCGGTGATTTCACCGCTATACTCTGGCATCTTCGGTTCCACAGGTTCTTCCTGTTTCTGGGCTGTTGTTCCCTCGCCTGGCAGTACCCCGAAGCATTTCTCCCAGGTATGGACCCCTGCATCGTACTCGTCGAACAGGCTGTGCACCACATCCAGGAAGTATCGATACGTGATATCCACCGGCGTCTCTCCGAACACTTTGACCATGATCCCTTTTGATTCTTCATAAAACATCAGATACACAGTGCCTTTCCGGTAACTCCTGCTGCCGGACGGGCTGATCATCTCCGCCAGGTCTTTTGGTTCCGTGATCGAACTGTACACTGCGTTGAGGATGTCTTTATTCTCCCTGCAAAACTCCTGTATCGTTGCTTTCAGCTTTTCTTCCGGACTTTTGGCATCCTTCCAGTCAAGCAGCCGGGCCGGATCTGCTTCATTTTCTTTTTCGAATCTTTGGAATTCTCTGATATCCTCCCTTTTTACTTCCGGCGTGAACATCTGCCGGTCTGCTTCCTGGACCTGCAGGAGTTCGGTCAGCTGCGAGAACTTAAATTCCCGGTACTGTTCTTTCAGCTCCGGTGTATCCCCGTCTGCAGAATATGTTCCATATACGGTCATAAAACGGCTAACACCGGTCCTGTTCATCCCATATTCTGCTGCCGCAAATTCGGCTATGCTGCTGTATCCGTCATTTTTATAAGCGCCTGACCGGTCGATCCTGGTCAGCTGCCATCCGATCCGGACGAAACTTTTTACGATACCTCCAAGATTATTTTTGATGTCGTTTTTACTTTTGATGTATTCATCCATGCTCAGCTGTACATATTCCATGCTTTCCTCCTTATGCGGTCACTGACGTTATCTGCTCTTTTTCCTTTAATGCTTTTATGTATCTTCTCAGATGCCTTTCTATCCTGATTTCATCCGGCTTTGTATCCCGGATCCCATACCACTGCAGGATCTTTGTCCCACAGATCTCTATTGTGATATATGGTGTTTCCGGCGCTAACTGCGAACGCAGGAAAAGGATCGTGCTCCGGCCGGTGTTATGCTTATTCAGATAGTTGTCCCCACCGACGCAGTGATGGAGGATCCTTCCTTCTGCAACGATCTCTTCTGCTGATCTTGCCGGCCGGATCAGATAATCCTCGTCTTCGTAAAAATACTGGTTTCTCAGGCTCCTGTAGTTCTTTCGGATGTCCGGATACTTCTCGCTTACTGTCTGTTCTCTCTTGCGTATCTCTTCCGCATTTGTCTCAACGACCATCTGGTCGTGGGCAAGCCTCAGGTCCCTCGGAAAAAGGAAGATCTGGTTATGCAGATCATACCCTCTCTGTATCCGCATATGCAGATAATCCACATAAGTGCGAGTTACGCCGCTTACAGCACCTGCCATCCTTCCGCACATGGGTTCCTGCATAGTATCCGGGATCTCACACCCGGAATACTGCTCTATCCTGTGCATGAATTTTTGCACTGTGGTATATTTCAATATTTCTTCCAGATCGCTCTGCCGTACCTGGCTTTCCGCAAGGAATATGCTTTCCTGTACTGTCACGTGGAGTCCCATTCGCTTCTCCATCTGCCACACTTTCAGATAGTCAGGGTTTCCCTGCAAGGTCTTCAGGTCCCTGAGCCTTCTTTTATAGATTCCAAGAAAATATTCCGGCTTTATGGCATCCTTGTCTGCTATGATCCCGCAGTAGCCCGCTACTATGGATTCCGCTATATGATATAATCCCATTTTCGCGAACATCTCTATCTGCGGCCATTGGATATATCTTTCGAGGTATTCTTTCAGGTTGTACATGCTCTTATGTTTTCCATACATCTCTGCTGCCGAATATCTCAGGAATGTGGTCCGGAGTTCTTTATAGCTTTCCGGATATATCTTTGCTGCTTTGATCGAAATGTTGTTCATTCCGTACAAATTGCAGTCATCCCAGAATTCTCCGGAGTAAGAACTAAATTTATGATAATCTGTCTGTGGCCTTTTTCCTTTTTCCAGGTAAGTCCTTGCGATCTCAGTTATGATCATCTTTTCGCCTGCGCCTGTCATGATCTCTTTTTCATCCAGGAAAGTATCCAGTCTGTATATCTTTTCTATCTCCACGTATCTGATCACTGCTCCATCGTCCTTATATCTCTGTGCAATAAAGCAGTTCATCCCATGCCCCCATACTCCTTTGGCCTTTCCCTGGGCTTTATATATACCTGTAGCGCCACAATGAGGGCACGTTCCCACCGAATCATGTTGCGGGACCGGGATTATCTTTTCAAACTGTCCCTCGTAGGTGTCTTTACTTCTGACCGCTGCCTCTGTCACCTGTCCGCATGCAGAGCAGGCTATATCCGCATATCTTCCATGACGCTTGTAGTACAGGACGTGTTCTGTTTCGATGCCTGTTTTTTTCACCCAGTCTTCA